CCTTTACTACTTGCCTCAGGTCTTCCACACGGTGGATGACCACCCCCTTCTTTTTTTCTACAGATATTCACCCATGGACCTTTTGGTTGTTTACTACCTTTTGGTTTCTTTTTGGTCCCAAACCAAACCGCTAAGTCTTCTTTCAAAACAGTTTCGTATTCTTTCTTAGGTATATGTGCCATTTTTTTAACATAATCAGGTGTTCCTGGCGCGTCACTTCCACTAGGATTATATCCATTCATCGGATTACCATCATCATCACTTTGTGAAAACATTTCCTTGGCTCTTTTTGCTTTGTCTTTGGCATTTCTTTCGTTCTTACTAATTTGAGCAGTATCTCTTTCCATCTCCCCATCATAACTATCATAAGCATTCATAGCACTTACGTAGTCTGATACAGGACTCACAAATGGTTTTAAGGTTTCTTTTTCCCACATTTGTGGTGCAAGAACTAAAGGAATTCTCATTCTTCCAGAACTTCCCGAACCTGTGGTTTCCTTAATTAACTTTTTTTTCATATCTTTGTTATAATAAATATCCAAGATGATGAATGATATCAATGAAAAATTGATTTCAAGAATAATTGAATTAGAATTTGAAATTACCACGGAAATCCTCAGTGGTCATAAACCTTTTATTGGAGACCACTTGGAAACAAAAAGAAGTGAAGTGAATACTTTGAGGTGTTTGTTGTACGGTTCTGAAAGTATTTTTTGTAAAAAAATTGTTGGTGAAAAAAAATAATTTCTTATCTTTGTTCAAAATCTACAAACCATGAAATATTTTCTATCAATCCTGTTCGTTTTTGTTTCGTATTTTTCTGAAGCTCAAAACCATGGGCACATATACTATATCAATCAAATCAAAGCTTCTGAGGATATTGAACAAATAAAAAACTATGGCTTAAATGTCGAAATTTCACCAAAACTAATTTCAGTCGATAGTTTTCCACGAATTAATTCTCTGCTGGAAGATTATAAAGAATATATCAATCAGTACTATAGACAAATTAATTCTATAACCTTTTTAGATACTTACCAATTCACAAAGTTGGATAAGAAAAATATGAAGGTTCAGACTTTATGTTACGTACAAAAAAAGAATGAAAATTATAAGTGGGGTGGTTGTAAATACTTTGAGATTTTCCACGTATTCTCTGATTTATACTTTACACCTGTAGTAAAAGAATATTCAGACCGTTATGAAATGGAGATTACTGTTGCAGAAAAACTTAATTAAAGTTTTGTTACAGTTAAATCAACCCTTCTGAGTTTTTGATTTTCCTCTTCAGTTCCACACTTACCTTTGGAACCCTGAGCAACTACCCTAAATTTCGCATCTTTTAATTTAGGTAAATTTGCAATCAAAAAGTTCTTAAGATTTTGTGCACGTGCCTTGGTAAGATTTAAATTTCCTAAGTCATTCTTGTCCGCTTGAGGGTCAAGAGTTACGTCAGGATATTCACTCTTATCATCACTCCACTTACCATTAGCTTTATTAGATTCTTTGAATCCAGCAGTACATTTAGAAGCTGATGATTGGATATCAAATACAAATTTGGTCATATCATTACCATCAACAAATTTTTTGAATTCAATAAATTTAGGGTCGTTAAGAATTGCATCAGATGTTGGAGTTGATATGTTATCACCGAATTTGTCTCCTAGTGGTACAGGTTGAGGTGGTGGTGGTATTACTGGTACAGGTTTTTTTCCTGGGTCAGGTTCCGATTTACCTATATTAACAGGGTAAGATGTTACCAAGGTTGGTATTACTAGTGAAAAATAACCAAGTTTTTTACTTCTAAATGCATCTTTCCTTGGGTCAAACAATGTACTTGACCCAACCTCTAACTCATCAAAATCAATAAAATTGTTGTTTTGTGAATAACCCCAACCACTACTTGGACCTTCATTAGTTATCACTACTGTAACAGGTTTCGCATTATAAACTACACCAAAATACCTTTCTCTTGTTGGCACACCACTTTCTTCCTTCCTTATGAATAGGAATGAGTTTTTAGTCATCTCATTTCCATAGTTATAATCGAAATCTTTTCTTCCTTGTTTAATCATATTGAATAGAAATTCACCTCTATCCATATTAACTAAAGGTTTATCTTTCAATACTTGAACCTTCATGGGTCTCCCTTTTTCATCTTTTTCTGTTATTTCACACTGATATGATGTTTCTCCATCACTCGCATAAACAAAGTAATCTTTACTCCAATCTATGTAATCTGCACCTACAGAAAAAGATGGTTGTGATAGAAAATATACAAAATTTTCATCTTGGTCGAGAACAACATTCGGACTACCTGGTCCTTGTACAGGAGCCTGTTCATTCAAAAGATATAATCTTTTTGTTGCATTTTCGTGTAGTTGCAGAATTCTAACTCTTTCCTCTGAACTAATATTCCATGTCTGTTTAATCATTGTGAAAAACTTTAATAATAAATATCCTATAAATAAAAAAAGGGTCCCGAAGGACCCTTTTATATTAAGGTTAGACCATATTATCTCAACTCTTTCAAATCGAATGTTCTAACACCATCAACTGTGATTCTACCATAGAAACGGTTGTTAACCATTTTCTTAGCGTATCTAGTCATGATACCCTTGATAGGTGTGAAGTTGAATGGGTTATACATTGTTGGAGTAAGTCTTCCACCTAATCTCTTCCATCCGTTGTAATCCCATCTTAAGTTCCAAGCTGCACCTTTTCTAAGGTCTCTCAAGATTTCTCTATCGATTTCAGCCGCAACTTGCTCAGACAATAAAGCTGTTAATTCAGCTTCAGCGTCGATGTTGTGGAATGCTGCAACGTCTTGTGCCATTTCTGGTGACCATTGAGCTCTTAATTTTCTTTCTGTTACAGAAACTGTTACAGACATAAGGTCAAATGAAACCTCACCAATCTTATCTTCGAATTCCAAGTTCTTATATAATCTATAAGTTGCTGAGAACGCTGCGTTATCAGCAGTTGTAGATGAGAATGTAGAACCTGTGTAACCGTCCATAGAACCACCGCATGTGATACATACAGGAACTTGAAGGTCAATTTCAAGATAGATGTTACCAGCAACGTCACAGATGTTGTCGTATTGACCGCCATCAGTTAACGAACCTGGGAAATCCAATTGTGCGTTGTTATTACCGTATTGAACGATACCTTTACCATATCTTTGAGTTACAACTCTGAAAAGGTAAGGACCACCACCCGCTGTTGTTGGGTTTGCAGATACACCGTAGATAGTCAAATCAGACAAGAAAGATTCTGTGTCGATTGGGTTACCATCAGGACCGATTAACTTACCTGCTCCGTCAGAAGCGAAACCACTCATGATAACAAGTACTTTTCTGTAGTTATCAGTAGCGTAAGCTGCTGGTTCAAGATTCAAAGTTGTGTTGTTCCACTGAGCTGTTACAACTGAAGTTATTGCAGAAGTTACAGATGTGAAAGAACCCTTTGAATAATCGAATAAACCTGGTGGGTCTAACGCTGGTTCGTTACCTTCATAAAATCTATCATAAAGGTCTCTACCGTTGTTATAGTTGTATCCTGCGTTTGGAGACGTTGGACCATCTGGTGCACCATATGGTGAATAGTGTTGATTAAGACCTGCTGGTGCAGCTGGGTCATAGCTCTGAATGTTTGGTACGAAGTAGAACAATTTACCGATTGGTAAGTTCATTGCTTGTACTGAAACGATGTCGTTAGCTAACAACTTAGAGAACACTCTTCTTACGATTGGAAATACAACAGTTTCAAATGCACCTGTATCAGATGTAGATGAAGCTTCGTTGATTAAATAAGAAGCTTGGTTTTCATAAAGTTGAGCTACGTTTTCTCTCATGTGACCTTTAAGACCCTCTAAGAATCCTAATTTGTCCCATTTTGTGATTGTGTCTTCTTTGATAACCTTAAGGTGCTTAAGACCGATGTTACCAACAAGACCTGATTCTAATAATGCTCCCATTTTGAGTATTTTTTAGTTTTTATTTATTTTTATTTTTTTTACCCCAACTTAGACATTAAGTCTTTCATTCTTAAGAATTGAGGATTTTCGTATGTTTTAGATTCAATTAAGTTTACTGCTGAACCTGATGATACAGTATTGTTGATTTTCTTTTCAACCGACTCATTGATAGATTTTGTTTCAGTTTTTGATAACTCATCTTTCATTGATTTATAAAGAGATTTTGATTCTTTTAAAGATTCAACATCGTCAAATCTTCTCAAGATGTTAATTTTCTCTTTCTTAGTAGTTGAATGTTCTGTGAACAATCTTGTAGCATATGCTAAGTTTGAATTGAAGATTGCAACTTCGTTCAGTTTTTCTCTGAATACATTAAGTGCTTTTCTGTACTCTTCATTTTTCTCTCTCAACATTGCGATTTCAGCTTCTAAAGATTCTACTTTAACACCACTGTTGCTATAAACATATTTTCTGTTATTGCTGATGCCTTTTCTCAAACCTCTACCTTCTTTTGAACCATTTCCATAAGTTCTTGCAGCTTCTTTAGTTTCTGCCTTCTTTACAACTTTGGATTTTCCAGCCATATTTTCACCCTTCTTGTATTCGAATTTAGGTTTGCCAGTTCCCATCATTTTAGGACCTTCTTTTTTGTCCTCTTTGAATCCACCAGCTGCTTTGTCCTTATATTTGAATTTAGGACCGCTACCAATTCCAACACCTTTAGGTTTTACAGACATTTTACCCTCTTTCGTTTCGGATTTTTTTGCCTTTTTGTGGTTGTATGCTTCATCCAACATATCATCATCTTCATCCATCATGTCTTCGTCATCTTCTTCATCTAACATGTCGTCAGACTCGTCCATCATGTCTTCATCATCTTCTTCATCTAGCATGTCGTCAGACTCGTCCATTTGGTCTTCGTCATCTTCTTCATCTAGCATGTCGTCAGATTCGTCCATCATGTCTTCATCATCGTCATCATCTTCGAATTCGATTTCGTACATAACTTCTTCGTCGTCTTCCATTTCTTGGTCGTCTTCGATGTTACCATCATTTGAAAAAATTGCGTCGATTACACTCTGTGTATCAACGTCGTCCATTTCGTCCATTTGCATTTCTTCTAAATTTTTGTCTTCTTCAGACTCACCAAGCTTAACAAGGTATTCAGTGTCTGCGTTAGTATCAGAAAGATGAATATCTTCACCGTCTTTTTTTACGATGATACCATCTTCTTCTCCCATTGCCTTAAACACTTTCAGAATTTCCTCATCGGAAGCGTCAGTTAAATCTATTGGAGTTTCATCAGAATCCATGTCCATATCTATTTCCATGTCCATGTCTTCTTCATTATCAGCATCCACATCCATGTCTAACTCTTCGTCATCCATGTCCATGTCTACCTCTGCATCAACCTCGGTTTCATCATCTTGTTCTGAAAGAGATTCTTTTACTAATTGATTGATTTCTTCCTTCATTGTAGAAGCAAGTATTCCTTTTGCATTTTCGGCGATAGCCTCTTCAACATTTTTCATTTGAATGAGCGCCTCTTCAACTACGTTTTTAGTTTCTTGCATGAAAAAATTAATTATTTTACTCTATAAATAGTGTCTAATAGAGAAAAAGTTTATTTTAGGCTTGTACAAATGGTCTATTTAATAAAGCCAAGTTAACTAATGTCTTATTTGATTGTGATTGAATCCAAGAATTCACGTTTGAGTAGCTGTCGTAAATCATGGTTGTGCTTGGATTTCCTGTTGAATTATCTTTAAGTCCAACTAAAAAACAAGTAGATTGGGATGGGTTATTCAACAACAAATCAAAATTCTGAAGTAGAATTTGTTGAGGAACAAAATTATTTGCGTCACAATATAATATTGCAGAAGACATATTAGCACCACTCAATGTGATGTAAAATTGGTCGTCTGAACTGTTTTTATATACTAAGTTGAATAACATATTTTTTTTCTTATAAATATGTTATTAAACAAAAAAAGTGGTCGATGACCACTTTTACTTTTCTATTACTTCGTCGATTTTACTCTCCGAGACTGATGTTATTCTCCAATCGTATGAAAAAGACTCATATCTTTTTGTAACCTTAGCCTCAACATCTGTTACAGAAAAACCTTTTACAAGTTTCTCTTCTCTAATTTTTTTAATTTTTCCTGTATTATCATCAGGAAGTTCATACTGAATTTTTGCAACAAAATATTTCTCGTCCATATAATTATTTTCCTAAATAATGAGTAAGTTTTTTCATCAAGTCAATAGATTTCTCCATTGGCTCAGTTTGTTTTTCACGGTTCTTTTTTTCTTCTTCTAAATTTTCTTCATACTTTGACCTATCGTCAGGATTGGTAAAAAGGTAAGCCCCAGGTGTGGACGGTGAAGACACTAAGTCAAAACAAATTAATTCAAAATCGTCTTGTACTTCGTTTCTTTCTCCTACTTTTTTAAGTGAACCTACACCCCTCGAGGATATACCAAGTGTAACTCCTTGTCTCATCAAGTTTGCTGCAACATCTCCTTTGGATGAAACTATACCTCTTTCATGAAATCCTGGTGTCGTTAATAATTTTAATTTACCCATTAGGATATTTTTATCCCACCATATGTCTGTTATAAGATGTGAAACTACTTGTTGTTAGAAATATTATCTTTGAAAATAGATTTCACAATATTTTTGACTGAATCTTTAACCTCTTTGGATTTAAAATCCATTTGTGTCTTTACATATAAATTTACTTCTAAGTTGAAAAAAGACTTTTTCCCTGACGCAATACCACTTGTTCTCAAGTCTAAATCTACGATGCTTTGTTCTCTGAAATACTCAGTATTTATTGAGCTGAAAACCGAATGTTTGATTTCTCTACTCAAGATACCAACAACTCTGTTCCAATTGTCTGTATCATATTTAGGTGTTACCCAAGATTGTATGTTTATGTATAATGATTTTAAATTTTTGGAATCTACCGTTCCGTAACTAGATTTGATTGGAGTGAATAGCTTTAACTTTACACTTTTTCCCTTCTTCATTAATTTTCATGTTATGTAGTTTATTTTTATAAAAAATACCACATATAATCATGATAGTCAAAATTTTCTTGTAAATTTGAGATATTTGTAATATATGCTAATAGTCAACATTCAAAATACTGATAATCTTGAGAGAGCTTTAAAAACTTTGAAGTCAAAGGTAATTAAAACAAAGCAAAATCAGGAGCTTCTTTATAGAAAGGAATACGTAAAACCTTCGGTTAAAAAAAGAAAAAATCTTTTAAAAGCGATTTATACAAATAAAGTTAAGAATTCTTAGAGAGAGCTTTCTAAGTTTTTAAGTTTCAAAAAATTCAATTGGTCGAATTTTTCATCTTTTAACTTATTGATAGTTTCGTTAATTTTTGTCTTTACGTCGCCTTCATTCTCATTTTCCAAAATAGATTGTAATTTGGAAATTGCACTGGTTTTCAACTCTTCAAACTTACCCTCTAAGTTTTTGTTATCTTCAGAAACAATTTGGAAAAATTCTTTTTTAGAATTTTCATCCATAGTTTCAATGTAATTCCTCAGAGTCTGATTTGCAATTTTTACCATTGAAGTTACGGGTATGTTGATTGACTCCTTCATCGAACTTTTTTGTTCTTTCAGAACTGATTCAATATTCTTCTTCGCATTAATTCTATCTTTTATACTTGTATTCTTTGTATAAACTAAAGTATCAATGTGTTTGTAATTGTTTTCTACTTCTTCTTCTAATGACTTCGGAAGTTTGATTGAAGGTAAAATTCTTTGGAGTAGATTTACTCCTTCGTCAATAAATTCTTTGGCGTCAGACTCACTTAGTCCTTGTGGTGTACTTAATTGGTCGTAAAGGTTATAAACTTTAGAAATTGATTTATTATTCAAAACATTATGTTTGAATTCGCGTAGTCTTTTCTTAAACTCATTCTCATTTTTGTAAGACTCGAGAAGGTTTTTTTCGATGAGGGATTTGATTTGGCCGAAAGTCATTTTATTTATTTATCCTATAAATACTATGAGTTCAACAACTTTTCAAGTTCTTTTTCAATTTCTCCCAAAGATTGTTGGGCATTACTTAAATCAATAGCTTTAGACTTCTCAAAAAGGTTATTTTCTAATAAAATGTTCATGTCCTTTTTGGTTGACTCAGGTGTTACTCCCGCAGGTGCTTCACCTCCTGGTGGAGGTGGTGGTAGTGGTTCCTCACCACCTGGTGGAGGTGGTGGTAGTGGTGCTGCTCCTCCTAATTCTTCAGTTCCTCCTGGTGTGGTTGCCGCTCCTGCGGTAGGTGTTCCTCCTGAAGTATTTCCGTATAATTTATCGATGTTATCAAACAACCCTGTCTTACTGATTACTGTTGGTGTTGCTTTCAGTTCTTCACCTACAGCTCTCTCGATTCTTTGTTGTTGTAAATCAAGTCTAATTTCTTCATCTGACCATCCGAAAATATGTTTTTTAGCCCAAGTAGAAGATGTTGCTTGAATACCATTTCCAGGGTCTGCTACCAAATCTTTGTATAACAATATTTTTTCTTTCCAAACGTCAATTTTAAGAAGGTCGGCTTGTGTAGACGGGTTCGTTAATCCTAATGTGAAGTTTTGTAATTCATCTTCAAAACCTAAAAGGAATAAGTGTACGATGGCAATTTTATTAAGTTCTGCCAACATACTTTTTTGGATTCTGTTAATCGTTCTTGCAAATCTGATATCCTGTAAAGATAAGTTTTTACCATCACCAACTACTTCCTCGAAACCTAAAAATGCTTTAGGTACACGAAGAGCCGTCAATAGTTTCTTTTGAATATATTCAATATCCGCAATCTCAGATAAGTTTGTTGCACCTGGTAAAGTTGTAATTGGGTCAGGTGCCGCTGGGTCACGTACAGGAATGAAATAATCTTGGTCAACCGCCATTTGGTTGAATCTCATATCAACATTACCTGTCTTAGAGTCTACTATTTGTTCTCTCTTGAACTTATTGGCAACACGTTGTACGTATGCTTCAACATCATCATCATTCATGTTACCAACGAACACTTTGAACATTCTTCTTTCAGGTGCTCTTGATGTACGATAGATTAACATCGCGTCTTCAGACAACAGAAGTTGTTTCCAAATACGTCTTGCTTTTTCTAACATAGACGTTCCATAAGGAAGTTTTCTATCATCACCTAAAAGTCTAAAGTGAGCAATTTCCCATGATTGAAATTCCATGTTTTTATTCTTCCATGTGAAATGAAGAGCTTTTTTGTCTTTGTCCAATTCCTGAGTTATATCGACAGAAATTTTTGCACTAACCCCAACCTCATGTCTTTCTATTTCGATTGTTGGTAACTGTTGGCATCCAACAACACCTCTTTCAGGGTCTAATTTCAAGTACACAAAATTATCACCGTACTTACAAGTGTTTCTTGTCCACATCGGTAAGTTAGTGTTAATATCTAAATTGTTGTTGAATAAATCGGCTAAAACTCCTTTGATTCTCTTGGATTCCGAATAAATTTGAAGTATGAATCCATCTTCATTTGTTGTAGTAGACTCTTCAGCATAAATGTCTAAAGCTGCTGAAATTTCAGGGGTATATTCCATTGACTCGTAATCATATTGTGCAGATAAACGAGTTGGCTCATAATAAATTGCTTGAGAATAAAGATTATTCTCTACTTTCGCCCATTGATTTGTAAGATAGTAAGTTTGTTGCGCTTGCAACTTTTCCATCTCATACTCTTCTCTACTTTTAGTACGTAGTAATTCCTTTTTATCAAACTTGAATGTTGGATAATCTTGTCCGAGTAATGAGTTAGGACCAAATGTTTGCGACAACCTCTGCCAAACCGTTAAATTCTTTTCAGCCATATTACAATTTTACTTCTTACCTTGATAATATAAATAGTTATTTTGCACCAAATAACCATCCATATTTTTGGTAGTCCTGTTTGGTTGGACCTTGTGAATTTGGATTTTGTCTACCCATTTGAGGAACCATTGGGTTGAAAAATTCAGATGTGTTTTTGTTTTCGTTGATTGCTGTTGACCAGGAATTCAACATGGCTTTAGTGTGATTTACAACTTTTTGTAATGACTGGAATGATTTTTCAGCAATATATATAGCCATGGACATCGCCATTATACAATCGTCGTGATGACCTTTTTGGTGGTCTGGTCTTCCATTTACGTAAATGAAAGTATTCATTTCATTGTATAGGCGGTGAGAATAGGTTTTGAATCCATGTCTGACTGCTTCTTCGAAAGCGGATATAATTTGTACTCTTTTGGAATTGAAATTTATACCTGGGATTTTCTCATTCAATTTTGGGTCCCATTTCCATTTTTTGGATGGGTCAACGTTATCAACATATAGACCTGCGGGATAAGACATTTCCTGCATTTTCCTTGCAGTAGAAACACCCATTCCACCTGTAATATCAATAACACAAAAAGCATTATACATTGACCCCCATTTGAAGGCTATTTCAGCAATTACATCAGGGGGAACTTTTCCAACGTATTCTAAAACCTGCTCTCTTTCATCAAAGTCAATTATTTCAATACATGAAAAATCTTCTGAGTCTCCCCTTGATACGTCAACACCCATCACATACTTATGACTGTTCTCAGGTTCTTTAAAAATCCAAAGGGAACCTCCCATCAGTTTTGCGGATGGTTCTCTGAGTTGGTTCTTAGCAATTGTTTGCATTAATTCGGATTCAAAAACGTTATCACCTGAACCCAAGAAATTACATTCCAATTCCTGTGCAACTTTTCTTCTATCAAACTTGAGTTTTTTTACCATCCCTTCAAACCAAGCTGAACAAGGTTTGTAACCCTTTTCAATATAATCAGTTGTTATTGAATGGTCTCTATCATATGGATTATCTATAGATAAATCTACAATGGTATCTGAGGGATAATCTTCTCTATTCAAAAGGAAATGTACCAAATCATTAGTTTTGACCATATACAAATCACGAGTATAACGTGGGTCACGATACCAAAACATTTCAGAGATTTTAAACTCATTCATGTTTCTTAAGGCTTGGTCGTAGATGTCGTAATAAATTGCGTCGTATCCGTTTGGTGTGGATATTACTATAACTTTACCACCTGTAGAAAGTGAGGCCATACAAGCAGACCAAGTCGCAACCGCTTTTACTTCACAATCATTAGTTAACTTGAAATGTCTTTGTGAGTTTTTTTCCGCTGAAAAACCTACACCAACCCAAGAAGGCCACTGTTCAGTGAAACCCCTTACTTTGTTTGCCATCTCAACGGAGGTATCCAATTTGTTGGCAATAATCAGAATTTTTTCTGGTTTGTTTTTCTTGGCAAATACAAGTTTTTTTGAAGCCCAAGCTGCGGTGACTGTAGATACACCAGCCTGTCTATATTTTAATGCAATATTTTCGTTGTAGTTATCGTAGTCCTCAATCAAAGAAACTTGGTCGGGAAACAAATCCAAAGGGACATATTTCTGAACTGTGTTATCGTAAGTTTGTAAATAGGTTTTTAATGCATAAGGAGTACTCCTCATGCATTTTGTAACCTCTATAATTAATTGTTCTTTAGTCACTTTTGGGGTTATTTAGGCATCGATATACCTAAACCACCTAAGAAATCATCCAAATCATCCTCATCGTCCTCGTCTTCAGAGTCTGTACCATTTTCTTCCTTATAGTCATCATACTCTCTTTTGAGTTCTTGAGCTTCTTTCATAATTTCATCGAATCTTTGTGTAGCCTTTTTGACTTTGGATTGGTCTTCGGAAATAGCATTTCCTATAATCTCTAAAAATTCTTCGGCAGGTATTTGGTATAACTGAATGTGAAACCAGTTTATCAGACCTTTGTTTTCGTCGTCAAACATTGCATCGGGTAATGCAAATCTAAT